TCGAACGGTGGGTCGAGATAAATCACGGCGATTGAACCATCCTTTACGAGACTGAGTTTTTCTAAACAGTCCCCGATGATATATTCCATTACAACATGTACACTGATAAACTTTAACCTAAGTAACAGTATTAAAAATACAAAAACATGTCTGAACATGGAAGAGATTCGTAAGAATCACAACGAGGCGAAGAGGGTTTTGATTCGCTCGGTGGCTCGAGAGGGACAACACATCCTCGATGTTGGATGTGGTTTTGGTGGAGATCTTCAGAAATGGCACAATTGTGGTGTGAATATTAACATGTGTGACCCCGAACCCTCAGCACTTGAGCAGGCTCGAGAGCGCGCAAAGAATATGCGCATGCGAGTGAATTTCTATGAGGGTGATATCCATCAGTGTCCCCATCGGAAGTTTGATGTCATCTGTTTCAACTTTTCACTCCACTATATATTCGCATCGAGAGATTTGTTTATGAGTTCTCTCAGGGAAATTAAGAAGCGTGTAAAACACGGGACCTATCTTGTGGGTATCATTCCGGATTCAGAAAAGATTATATTTAAAACACCACTCATCGATGATATGGGAAATTTTTTCAAGTTGAAGGACCATGGGAATGGGGACTTTGGTGAAAAGTTGTTTGTACACCTGACTGATACACCTTATTACGCGGATGGACCTAAATCTGAACCTGTGGCGTATAAGGATCAACTCGTGACGCATTTAGAACAATTTGGGTTTAGATTACAACTTTGGGAGGGACTGTGTGGAAATCCAATCTCAGAGTTGTATAGTAAATTTATCTTTGTATATGGTAGATGAAACTTTTTGTTATATTATTTTTGATTAATTTAGTTATTCTCTTTATGATACGACAACCACAGGAACTCGTTGATGTGAAGGAAAAGTATCAAATTCTCCGTGATCATATAAAATCGACGGGAAATGAAAAATTCAAAATGCTTATCCACCCCATCCCCATAACAGGTGTGAAGCGAATGAACGGAACCGTTGGATACAATGTCAACAAGGGTGCTGACATAACTATATGTCTCGACGGTGATTCGAACAAGATTTTCCACGTTCTCATTCATGAACTCGCACATAGCACAGTCACAGAGTTTTCACATTCTAAGAATTTTTGGAAAAACTTTGTAGAGTTGAGAGGTATTTGTGAATCCATTGGGATTTACAAAAGGATGTCCGGGAGAACTAAATTCTGTGGTCAACATATTCAGGATAAATAATAATCTCGTGATACTATAAATGCAAACTCCCACAACACAAATGTTGCTGGCTCTCTTTTATTGGTTGGTTTTCTTTGCCATTACTCAAGTTCCAGTTCACGTTGATAACTATTACGCGAACCTGGTTTTCCTTACTGTTATCATCCCCAACGCGGCTCGTTATATCGTGGGGGAACAACCTGAGCGCGCAGTTGATCGATCCTTCTTTGCTATGGCTACCCTCCTCGCGCTCATCATCACGTTCGCTGTGAACGAATTGTGGAAGCGGTCTAAGGATACAGTCAAGAATTTTCATAGGAGCGATCGAAAGAAGCGTCTTGAGTTAACAGCTATTCTCGCCGGTGCTTTCACCGTTGGTGCTTTAGTCATCTACTTCTCCGGTATAGATAACTCGATTTACAACAACATGATGGTACAACAGTAATTAAACCTTGATAATATATGTCTTAGTGATGTAGAAAATGATCGCAGCCACCACACCGGTGGTCGCGAGACCGACAACACTTCTACCCCCCTGTTCGTTAAGGAACTTGGGGATAGAGGTCGCAAGACGATCCTGAATGGGTTTGCTGACGGCGATCGCTGTGCCGACGGCAACGATGAGCGCGGTGAGCTGATCATCGGTCAAGTTGAGAGGGTTTTTGCTTTCAGGGAGTGTATCAATCTGTTGGGTGGGAGCAGGGGTGGGATACACACCCTGCTGAGGCTGTACCATTTGGGGCTGTACCCTGGGGTCGTCCAACATTGGGGAATGCTCCATCATAATATCATTTATAGATGTAGAATCCATCGCGTCTTTATCTTTACTCATATTTTTTTCAATTGTTTTAAACGCTGTCGATGGTTTATCTTGAATAGGAACCATCCCATCCCCGTCGTCAAAAAGATTCATGGTGTTTACTTGATCGGTAGCCATTTAATATATTCATATGTTTTCTTGAAGTGTTAAGTGACGCAGTTTACTTCTTTTTCGTGATCGTGAGTGCGGTTTTCTTCGTCGCCTTCTTAGCATCTTCATCTGTTTGTGTGAGATGTTTGGGGTTGTACATCTTTTTATGCATCTGCCACAGTTGTGAACTCCCAACCCTGAAATTCTTTCGAACGGTCGCCTTGTACCAGAAGACACAATCCTGGATCTTGTTAGACTTTACCGTGTTGTCTAATACGAGACACTCGTAGTTTTCTGTACACGCGTCCATCACCTTACAAAACATGTCGAATGATGGAAAAATACCAAAGAATGACCTGTACAACTTTTCTCTATTCTGAATGATATTTTCCCTGAGGATAAATACATAATCGACGTTCGCTCGAAGTGCTGGTGGAAGATCCATCACGTACTGCATGGTCAGCATGAAGAAAATCTTCCAGTGTCGACCATTCATGAAACATTGTCGAATACATGTGTCTTTGAGAAACTTTGAATCGTACATACAATCATCTAAAAGCATGAACGCACCACAATTTTCTCGACCGTCACCTACCAATTTTCGCTGTCGAGAGATCACTCTCTCTATAGCATCCCTATCATAATCACCATATATGAATAGGTCGGGAATGAAATCAGAGTAAAAGTGATTTCCTTCCTCGGTTCCTGAGAGTACAATCCCAGCTGGGAGATGTTTCTTATGATACATGATGTCTTTCACCAGGGTCGACTTACCAGTATTACGCTTACCAACGAAAACACATACTTTATCATCAGCGATACCTTCTGGTTTGAACTTCTTCAACTGAAGATTCATTCTGATATAGTGTCCCGTTTTATTTAGTACAATTTTACTCATATACTCCTCCTAAGTCTTCGTGTTGGTGAGGAAATAGTAAATGGACACGATGATGGAACAGTATATCGAGACGATGACCAACATTCTAACACCCGTGATGGAGCGAGCGACTATTCTCGCAGCCGAGTATTCTAAAGCCTGTGGGAGAGACGTTCTTCTACCAGAGGATATAGAGTATGCGATGAAATATTGTGCGATGCACACAGTCGGTCTCTCAATTGGAACCCTATTCCCCGAGATTTATGAAGATGATGAAGACTCAGACGAAGAGGTAGATGTGGTATCAGAAGAGGAATGCCCAGAATTTGTTCGTTATTCAGGAGAAGACCCCAAATTTCTTAACATAAATGATGCGTACGATCAATGGGGAGAATGGGTGCCTCAAAACCCGACAGAAGAGTTGTTAAAAAATACTATTAATAGTAATGTACACATGGGAGCCTGATGGTTGGAACTTTTCAGATTCCGGAGTAAAACTACATGTGTACAGTGATGATGATTCGGAGAGTAACAGTAGTTCTTGTGCTGAAATATCAGGAGATGATCAACTCTTAAAAAAGGTGAAAACAAAATACAAAAAAATTGATAAGGAGGAATTATTACCAGAATAAATAATTTTCGCGGTGTATACTATATTACTCACAATGAAGGATGCTATTAAGACTGTCACTCTGGTTACCCAGGAACTCGAAACGCAATCCCTGAATGCGATTGTTGCCGGCTTCTCTTTCGCCGCTGCGATGTCTTGGATGGATGTCGTTCGCTTCATCATCAACCAGGTCATTAAGGTGCCCAAGAACGGTGGTGCCCAGTACGCGCTCACTGCGGTGCTCACCACTCTCCTCTCGATTCCGGTCTTCATGACGATCTCCACTGTATCCACCCGTGTGTCCAAACCTGCCCAGCCCGTGTACGCGATCTCTCGTTAAACTTGGGGTGGTGGTGGTAAGGGTTTAGGGTTTGTGAGGAGCATTAACATAATTCCAAAGAAAATGATAACACCGATGTAAATGTACACATCCTGGTTATAAAGAATCTTCGCCTCAGGTTTCTTTATTACTTCAACATCATCCTTCTTAATCACCGTTGTAATTGGAACCTTGGGTAAACCCTCTAATTTATCAGTGGAACACCTAATTTCAAATTTCAGAACATGATCCTGATTTCTGAAATCGTATGGAATGAGGCGTCCATGACTCATGTAAAAGAATTCAATTTTCAAATCCTTTATGATTTTTTGAGATCCAGAGTGGAAATGGTGTATGAGTGGATCATCAGTACCATGTATATTGATAAAGTCGGATCCATCGAGGAGAATGTGTCCAGTGTAGAAGGGTGTTGAGCTATACACAGATTGTGTAAATTCATCAGACCCCGTTGTGAGTTTGAGTATGAGAGAATTAGGTCCCTTCAGATTGATCGCACCTGATCTAAGTATCCCACCAGCCGACGTTTGATTATTAGAACTAAATCCAAAGAGTTGATGTGGTGTCGTTAAGGAAGATGTCGTTTGTAAGAATCCATTTGTTCCATCAAAAAATTCGAACGTGAATGCATTAGATGTTCCCACGTTGGAAAAGCTAATCGAATTTGTATCATCATCATACACGGCGAGACTCACATTTGAAGATGGAGGTGCCAAAAGAGTTTCAAGATCTTGTGCCAAAACATGTCCATTAGAATAGTTTGTTTCGGGTAACGTGATGCTTGTACCGTTCACACTGAACGTGTTATTCGTAGGGCATATCATGAGTTGCGGTGTAGGAATCCTGGCGGAAATGAGTTTAATCTCAGAGACGTCATAGATTGGATTTTTCAGATGAACTATATAAGTATTTGGTTTTGAGAATGTGTTTGAATAATCATCTATCACGTACGAACCGTTAACGTCCTGATACGAATTTGATGCGATTATATTCACACCGTGTTGACTACTATCTATGCTGAGGTTATGGACCTTCATTAAAATAGAGGTATACTATTTTAATGATTGTTTTTCATCAATCGACCATTTTTTTCATTTAAGCATAAAGTGAATGTGAGAGAGGATTGTTCTTTAACTGCTTCGTCGCAATATCGAGCGTTCTCGAGTTGGGGTTTTCATTACCCTTGTAAGGATTGAGTTGATGGAATGTGTTGTTCTGATATTGTTGGGTCCAGGCACCATTCGCAGCGTTCATACGACCATCGATTCGAGAGGTATCACTTCTAACCGTTGTAATTTGTCCACCTTGCTTGAGGGCACTCTCACGGACATTCATGCGACCAGCGTTACCCATACGATTGGGCTTACCGCGACGATCTTCGGGTCGGAAACCATACTTCATGAGCTCCTCGTTCGTTTTCTCAGTAATCTTGGTAGCAACATTATTCGTGTACCCACCATGGAAACTGTGAATACCTGGGGCTGGCTGGTTCGCGTATGCGTACTGTTC